TAGGTAGAAATACTTCAGTAGAAACCTCTAAGAAAACAGAAGGAATTTTAAATATGCTTGATAGAGCATTTAAGAATAATAAATAAAAATAATTCGTTTAACAAGTTAATAACTAACAAAAAATGGCTCAATTACTTCCATTACAACGGTATGAAGCTAAAGATTACAATGGTTTGGTTACAGATAACCACTTCCATTCTTTGTACCAACAAAAGCCACAGTTGATTAGCAACGTGATCAAAGAGATCTACAAGACTAATCTTCAAGGCAAACTACGTGAATTCGTAGATCGTTTCCCTGTTAAAGAGGTGGAACAAGAAAACGGTTTCTATAACTGGATGCTTCAAGGTCAACATGACAAGAACTTGCCTCTAGTTGATGCTGAAACAATTGACGGACGTACTGTATCTGCTGGAACTTTCCCTGCAAATATCGGTGCTAACGGAGAGCGTTTTTACTTAATCTTTGACGAGCCTCTTTTCGAAGAGACTAACGTACTTCGTGGAGAAGTTGATGATTATCACCTTCTTGTTAAGAAAGCGATGGATGCTGGATCTCGTTACAAGGTAGAGGTTGAATTAGTAACTGACAATGCTAACAAAACAGTTCCTGTAGAGGAATTACAAACTGGTAGCCGTTGGTCTAAATTCTACTCTTTGTCACCATCTACTCTTTCTTATCAAGGTGCTAAGCCTTACTTCACATCTCCTTGGAGAATGGAAAACCGTCCGTCTACATTGCGTATGGAATATGAAGTAGCAGGTAACACAATCAACAAAGGTAAAAACGAACCATTAGAGTTTGGATTTAACTACAAAGGACAACAAGAATCGATTTGGATTAACTACCAAGATTTGGTAGCACACCACCAATGTGAAGAAATGTTCGCACGTATGTTGATGTACGGTAAGAAAAACTGGACTTCAGACCATAAGTACTTAAATAAAGATGACAAAACTAAGTATGCTGTTGAATCAGGTGCTGGTTTCTTTGAGCAAATCGCTCCATCTAACGTTCACTACTACAACTCTTACGATCTAGATTGGCATCTTGAGCTATTGCTAGATATGGGTGTTGGTAAAATCGAGCGTGGAAAACGTGTTATCCACTTGCTAACGGGTGAATTCGGTGCTATCGAAATCTCTAAGCAAATTCAAGCTAAATCAGGTACAGGTAAATTTACTGTAATCTCTGATAAATTCTTGATGGGTAATTCTGATCCAGGAAACTTAGGAGGTAAAAACACTAAGTTCTTGATGGAACCACAATGGAACGTTTATGAGTGGTACAACGGTGTTGTTATCAAAGTTGAAATCCTTGATTTCTTTGATGATGACGTGTACTTCCCACAACGTCACCCTGATGGAAAAGGTATCGTAGAATCTCACCGTATCCTTGCTTTGGATTATGGAGATAACGCTGGTATCTACCGAGTTAAACCTAAAGGAGTTCCTGATTACAACTGGGCGTACATCCCTGGTATGCGTGATCCATTCTCTCCTGCAGGAAAAGGTTCACCAAAAATGGTAGCTTCTCGTGTAGACGGTTATGAAGTACACTTCCAGAAATGGGGAGGTATGATGATCGAAGATCCTACTAAAGTAGTTGATTTACGTCTTTCTGTAGAGAGATAATCCACTATAAAAAATGATCTCCTGGGAGGTGAGAGCCCCAGGAGACATTTTTAAAATAAATTGAGAATTAATAGACAGCAAAATGAAGACAGCAGAAAAAGAAAATAAAACGGTTTACGGCACATTTTTACAAGATCGTATTGTAGCAGTAAAACCAGTGGAGTCATCGGGTAAATGGAGTACTTTGTTAGTACAAGGACAGGATAAAGCAAAAGATCCGTTCTTACTAAACAAAGCAAAAAGAAGTTATCAAGTTCCTTTAAATAGTGTAAACTTAGGAGGAGGAGTAAAAGTAATACTAGACGATCAACGTAGAGTATTAATTGAAAAGTATAAAGAAAGTCATCCAAACGGGATGACACAAAAAGAGTTCTTTGAAAAAGAGTTAGGCGTAAATTTAAATCATACTTTGCCACATGAAGATAACTTTTGGCGTACAGATCGTCGAGGCCGAGTTACATTGACAAAGGAAGGAACTACTTTAAATTTAAATATTGCTCTAGATATGTTAAAGTATTTGATTTTATTATCTAATAAAATGCTTGTTTCGCCATCTTATGATGAAAGAACACTAAAAGCAACTTATGAGTTTATGATAGTAGATGAAAGTAAAGTAACTGTCAAAAAACTTGAAGAAGCAAGTATCAAAGCTCAAGCTTACGTTAAGTTTGCTGAGATTACAAATAGCAAGAAAGCAACTATTGGTTTCATTAAATCTTTAGGACGTGCAATTCCTGCTACAGCAACTGAAGACTGGTTAAAGAGTGAAGTACTTACAATTGTGGATAACAACCCTAATTATTTCTTAGAAATAGTTAACCATCCACAATACGAACACAGGATATTTGTTCAAGAAGCTATTGAAGCTGGAGCAATTATTCGTAAGGGTGAAAAGCGATATACTCTTGACAATGGTGCAGAGTTAGGTGATTTGACTGACACAATCAATTACTTAAACAACCCAGAAAATCAAGAAGTAAAATTGAGAATAAAAGCTAAAGTTGAATTAGCAAAAAAATAATAGAGTATGACTGCAAATGAAATGGCGGACGAATTAGAACTAAAGCTAGATAGATCAAATAGCTATGGTTCACCAGGATACGAGGACTTTGAATTGTCTTCTGTCCTGACTGAAGCCCAGAATTTATATGTCAAAAAATATTACGACGAAGTCAATAACCGCAAGGGAAAAGGCTTTGAAGAAATAGAAATTAGGAACCAAGGACTAGGAGCATTAATACAAGATGCTCCGTCCTTACCTCCTTCAGCATCTCAAGTAGGTGTTATAATAAATAACAATGTAACTGGAAAGTTCTTTGATTTACCGCAAGACCATATGTACACTATCTATGAAGAATGTGTTATAGATAAAAAAGAATGTGGCACACAAAATACTCCAATTATTGCGTATATAGTGGATATTTCACATATAGAAATGCAAAGATTTAATTGGAGTAAATATAAAAGACCGTTTTATAAAAACTACGGTACTGCTAGAGTTTGGCGTACAGAATATTCAAGATTTACATCAGGAATTAATCCTGCTGCGCCTGCGACCGCAAAGCGCCACGAATTATTTACTGACGGCACTTTTAATATCTTAACTTATCACATGAGATATTTAAAGAATCCTCAAACAATAACAGTAGACAGAAATACTCCAGCAAACCAAAGAAACTGCATATTAGATTATTCTACTCATACAGTTATTGTAGACATTGCTATGAGTCTAATGTCAGATAGAGTAAGAGAACAACGATTACAAAACATAGAGCAATTTAAAGAGCTCGAATAAATAGATTATTAATTTAAAAACAAAAACAAATGTTAAGAAAAGCAAACAACGTATTTAGCGTTATTTTGGACGATGCAGCACAAGCTTTCGCTGCTTTGCCTACTGCTGGAACAACTGTTACTGATGTTAATTTAGCAAAAGGAGCAGTAGTTGTAGCTGATTTAGGAAACAACCGATTAAATGCTGCGGCATTTGCAGCATTGCCTGCTTCTGGTCAATTCCGAATTTTACAAGGTTTAGGTGCAGGAATTCCTTTGATGAAATCTCCTATTTTAACTAAATCAAAAGTAATGGGATCTGTTTCTGCTCACGTAGAAGCACGTCAACAAATTACTACTATTGGTTATAACGGAACAACAGGAGCTCTTCCTACAGCTAATGATACAGATTTCTTTATCAAAATTCGTAAGCGTGATAATGATGCAGCTAACCGTTCTCAACCTTTTAGTTTGTTCGCAGGTCCTGTACGTACAGATCTTACAGGTACTCAACAAGAACTTGCTTATTTATTAGTTCGTAACGGTCTTTTAAATTTCAAAGATGAGCCAGCTCGTCATTATTTGAAATTTGAAGCAGTATCTGATGCTCCAGCTGGTGTAGCAATTACAGGAGATGTAACTTACGGTGTTCGTAACATTACTAACCTTTCTGCTCCAGTACTTGTTAATGATACATTAGTAATTACTGATGCAACTACAGGTCTTGATGCTACTTACTTAGTAACTTCAGTTGTATCTGCTACAGAAGCAGTATTGAACTATGCTTACCAAGGAACTACAGAAACAGGTGCTGCAGTTAACCAAACTACTAGCGGTACAAACTACGGTGTACGTCTTACAGGTATTCAAGCTACATTTGATGTAAACAAATGGAGAGACTACTATGCAAACCGTTTCACTGCTAGCTTCTCTGATTCTAGTACTTTGATTACACACGTACAAGGTGCATTTAACGGAACAGGAATGTGGCAACAAGTTGCTATGGATGAGTATCTTTCTTACGGATACGAAGGAGAAAACAACCAATTGGCTGTACCTTCTACTCCACGTACACAAGAAGTTAAGATTCCTGGATATACTACTGGTGCTACAGCTTTGACTGCTAAGTATTCTACTTTAAATCTTTTCTGGGAAGAAAGTATTTCAGGTCTTGTATCTATGGACGGAGGTAAAGGTTCAGTAATTGTACACCTTAACCTTTTAAACGTAGCAGGAACAGGATCTTTGACTGCTGCTAACTCTACAGGTGAAGAACTTGCAAACGTTCTTGGACCAGTTTACGGGTTCGTAGCTGCAGACTTTAACGAGTAATTCTCCAACCCTCAGTAGCCCGCCACAATTTGCTGTCTAAAGTGGTGGGCTACTATTTTTTTATTTATCTTTGATAAACTCTTAAACAATGGCATTACTTCCTAAAATATCTTTAACTCTAGGAAATAAATGTAACTTAGTTACATTGACTGAAGAAACTAATCCTTATGACGCTGCAAACAACCCAGGAGGTTGGGGAAGAATAAACATCGACACTTCAGATATAGATTATGCTTTTGTAAATGTATATCCTTTTACATACACACCAACACAAAACGCTGCATCTTCAGGAGAAATAACAGGTACAGTTTTTACTGATACTTTACATTTGTCAGGAGCTTTTGCAGTAGGACAATACTTGTCAGGCCCAGGAGTTGTTCCAGGCACTATGATCACAGCACTGCTTACAGGCACAGGCACTAATAATGGAGGCACATACCAAATAAACATTTCACAAACTGTACCTGCCTCTACTACTATTATTGGTACTACCCCACTTAACCAATATGTTTTAAAAGACAATATTGTAGATGTTTATTCATCACAAATTAATGCCCCAATACCTGGTTCTTTTATTGCTCTTGCAGATCAAACTTGGAACCAATCAGATGGTATTTACCAAGTAGTATATTCTATATACGATAACAGCACTTTATATCAAAACGATCAAACTTACGAATTATTCATTTGCAACATTTGTAGTTGTAAAGATCAACTAGTAGTTGCTTTGATAGATGCTTGTGATTCTATCACAGTTAAAAAATTAAAAGAACAAGTAGATCAAATGGAAATATTTATCTATGGAATTAAATCTGCATTTGCTTGTGGAGACTTTGATACAGCTACAGCTATTATAGAAGCAGCTGGAAAATATTGCGAAACAATTGTAGGCTGTCGAGGCTGCGGTTGTGGAGGTTGTTAATTAATAAAAATAACAAAAATGTGTAACTGCAAAGATTGTAAAGGCATTACTTTATTATCAGGAAATGACGGTAAAGGAATTGTATCAATTACTTATAACGAAGAAAATAATACAATAACTGTATTATATACTGATGGTACAAGTTATACTAGTCCTACAATAGGATGTCCTTGTCCAGAAAATGTATTTTATTCAGAAAGAATTTTAGGAACAGAATCAGTAGGTACTTTAGAAGGTCCTATAGCAATAGCTGGGACTACTTATACAGTACCTATAGGAGGGGATGGTACATATAGAATTATGTACACAGCAGAAGCAGTTGCAGCAGATCTTCCGTTTCCTCCGCAAGCAGATATCTATGTGGGATTAGCAGTTAACGGTACACCACATCCAATCTTTAGACATTCACAAATAACTGAGAGTGTAGCAATAGACGGTATAGCTCTAAATTACCAAGTAGATTTAGTTGCAGGAGATATAGTAACAATGGAAGGATCTTCTACAGATCCAGAAATTCACTATATACAAATGGCAGTAATGATAATCGATAAAATGCCTGCATAAATGTCGTGTCCTAACGAAATATATATTAGCTATTTAGCATCACCGCCTTTATCAGCGCCTACGCCTGTAGGTCCACTACTATTAACACCCGCAGGAGAGTATAATGGCAAATCTTATTATACTTGGTTTGATAGTATTTTAGGATATGATTTATTTTTAGTGTGGAGTATTGTAGATTTACGTTGGGAACTAGGCCCAGGTCCTATAGAAACTTTAACTGTATTTACGTATAGTAATTTTGGAGATACTGATTGTCCTGCAGGAGAACCTTGGGTAGGAGCTATAAAAACTGTTAGCAGGGTTGTCACTGAATTAGGTCCTATTTTACCAGAGCCACTTACAGAGGAACAAATATGTTATCCTATTTTAGTGTGGAACAAACAATGTGAATTTGCTCAATGTGTTTTAAAATATCTTAGAAATTTACAATTCGGTGCAGCTACTTGTTGTGAAGAATTAGATTATTTAAAAGAACAAAGAAGGATTTTAGAAATTCTAAATTGTTACGATACAAGAGATATTCCTGACAATACAGTTAACTATAACTTTTTAACATATAATCAAATTAAAAAACTTTTAAACTCTTAGCCATGTTTATAGATAAAAAAAATTATAAAGACGCTTCTAATGAAGATACTTTTAAAGTAGAATTATTTATTGATAAATCTACTGGGCAACTTGTATATAGAAACTCTATAGGCCAGAAAGTAATAATCAATACTTTTATAAAAGATAATTATGTAAAGCCTAAACCTGATAAAGAAATTAGAGGATAATAATA